GTCATCATTGAAATCGTGTTATTACCTATTGATGACAGATAATCACACAGACCGTAGTGGCCCGTATCTGGGATAATGTCTCTGGTAAGTAGTATATCAACAAGGTCAAGCAGGTAAACCTGTTTATCCTTGCTTTGTATATTATACTTGACAGAGCTCATTTCCAGCCCATTTAAAGCTAACCGTTTGGTAAACTCTATTTGGGAGTTATTTTCATCACCAATCACAGATTTTGACATGTTAATTGGAATTCCAATCTCATTCAAGATCTGCTGGTAGGTAACTGCAACTTCTTTATTAAATATTACCACGTCATCTCCTAATAATCTATAGTCTTTAAAGAATCTTAACGGTTTCCCGTTTTGTATTCTTCGAAGATTATATGAATACTGGATTATGTCATGGTGCCATAATGAAAACGAAGGGAAAGAAGATAGTAAGCCTAAAGGCTGACCTACCTTCCACCTAACTGATTCATTACGTTCTTTAATATAGAAGTTCCGACGAGTCATTATTGATAGCCAGGCATCACCTAAACCTTCCCTCATTAGATCAAGACGGAATACTTGCATTTCTGCAGGAATTCTATCTGATGCTGATGAAAGGTCAAAACAATATGTTGGTTTACCCAAAGATTCCTTGATTAAGGTTTTAAAACCATAATCTTGGTCTTTTGTGCAATCCGTACTTATTTGTTTTAGGGTGTTATACAGGGAATCCTGTATAACCTTCAAAGATGTCTGACTCCAGTAATCCCCAATAGCAAATACACGTGTTTTACCGCCAGGTTCGGATGAAAATCCTAACCTACCGTTTAAATACTCTGTATTTGGTGTAACGTATGATGCGTGTTTCTCCATCCATCTAGTAATCCAACTCTGTCGTAAGACATTATTAAATTTCTTTATAGAGGAGTATAATTCATCATCATCAATCACAGCCCTTGCATCTATATGTGAGAACGCGACTGAAGGTCCATTTGGACCATTTCCAGTTGTTGTGAACACTTTTGGATGTATAGGGTCATGGGTTACTAAGGTCCCTAAGTACCAAGGGTACTTTGATGAAAATTGTTCTAAAAATTGTTTAAAATACTTTGTTGTTTCGGAATCATCCCATCTCTTACGAGTGGGACTTTCGATAGACTCTGTACAATAATCAATTGGAAGATATATTTTCTCATAGCACCTAGCAATACATAGGGCTAAACGACGTTCATTCCTTCCACCCTTCATGAGTGGCCTTAAAGGCCATAGGGTTTTAGGAATCCCTCGTTTATCTACTTTAGTAAAACTCAGAGGTAGAGATTCTAGATTTAAAATATAATTACGGAGAAATCCGTAACCATCCTTAAATCTAGCGAGTGCGTACTTTTGGCCATTATTTCTAATGGAATTATCCAATTGTACTTCATACTTGATCCAAATTCTGACAATCTTGATATGTTTTGATTTATCCGGTATAAGTGAAGCTATTATAGCCATCTTATTACTGTTTAATCTCTTCATTTCGAATTGTTATGATATTTAGGTAGCTCTCCCTACAGGTTAATGTAGGTGCCAACCACATTGAACGGTGATCAAATAATAAAAGATACCGTGGGGGCCGGGTTAGTAAC